GTGCATACACCGTCACGACCGGTGGTGGGGGTGGGGGCGGGAGCTCCGGCACCTTCATCGTCTACGGCAGTCCACTCGAGTCGGACTCGACGTCTCTCCTGAAGGAGGAGGACGGCATGCTCGAGACATTGCTGCGCATGTACGTGATGGCCCTGGCCTACGACGTGCGCAGTCCGATGCCCCACCTCGTGGGTCCTCCCGGTTCCGGGAAGTCCACGATGGTGGAGCAGCTGGCTGACCAGCTTGCTGTGAATCTCCACGTCATCAACGTGTCGCGCCTGTCACCCCTCGAAGTCGAGGGTGTGCAGATGCCGCACGGTGTCGGCGAGGAGATGGTCCTGAAGATGCTGCCCGCTACCTTCTGGACCAGCCTGGAAGAGGGCGACATCCTGCTGATGGATGAGTTCCTTCGGGGTTTCCCCGAGGTGTACTCGTCCCTGCTGGACATCTTCACCTCCCGCAGGGTGGGCGCATTCCGCCTGCCCAAGGTGTTCATCGTGGGTGCATCCAACTCTGTCATCGCGTACGACTTCGCACTCGAGGACAGGCTGCTGCACATCCCGGTCACTGACCCGAGGTCGAATGCCAGTGAGCGCAAGCGACTGGCATCCATCCTGCTCGAGGATCTGGGGCTGCACCCGGACATGGCGGACAGCATGGAGATGACGGACCTCCTCAATGAGGAGGTGCTGCCCACGTACGACGTGCTCGACGTGTTCAAGAAGAAGGGCACCAAGGTGACGAAGGTGTCCAGCTCGGACAAGGGGCGCAGTCTGCGCAACCTGATCGGGCAGGCACAGCTGAGGCAGGTGCAGTCCAGCAAGCTGGTCGACCTCATCGAGGCGAACAACCAGATGGCTGTGACCAAGGGCTTGTGGCAGTACGTGTTCCTGCTCAACGGGAAGACGCCGCCGCATGGCTACGTCAAGGCAGCCGTTCCCCTGCAGGGGAACAGCAGGCTCACGCATGTGCAGGCCATCAACCTGGACATGAACCTTCAGCTCGTCGAGCTGGAGGATGAGAAGAAGAGGGAGGAAAGCCCGTGATCACACGCATCGGTACCAACCGTGCGTTCGTAACGGCAGCGTTGAAGGATGCGCTGCCGGATGTGGAGTCTGCGCTCTGGTTCGCCAAGGCGTTCGACTTCACGGCGCAGGAGCGGAGCGAGCTGCTCGGTGTCCTGTTCGGTCAGCACAATGTGATCGACGCCCTCGTCAACGAGGGTGCCGAGCACAGCACGGACCTGCAGGACTACCTGCTCGAGCTGGGCTATGAGTCCCAGATCGAGGAGGGTGCCGTCAGGTTCGGCACCACCTCACCTCACGGGGAGATTCTCCCCGAGGTGTGGGAGTCACTGCAGATCACCATCGCCGACTCCATCAAGGAGGTGTGCGAGGCGCTGGGCGGCACCATCGGGCGGATGCCCGGCAAGGAGGGGCGCATGCTCGTCCAGTCCATGATGGTGATGAACGCGAAGCGTCCCACCATCGGTGACTTCAAGGCTCGTGTGCAGCACGAGTCGCAGGTTCCCAACCTGTGGATCCTCGACGTGTCGGGATCCATGACGGAAGGCACGGTCCGCTCCCTCGTTGACGAGGTGGTGGCCGGCGCCTACATGGCGAACGCCCATCTGGCTGTCGTGTCCGACACGGCCACCGTGTGGGGACCGGGCGAGTACGACAGCACCACCGTGCTGCAGGTCGCCGAGTTCGGCGGCACGCACTACGAGACGCTGGTGTCCCTGTTCGACCAGGACTGGGGTGTCGTGGTCACGATCGCTGACTACGACAGCTCGCCGTCTGCACTGTCCGCCTTCACCAAGGCGAAGGGCAGGGTGCACGAGGTGTTCGACATCAGCCTCGTGGGTGAGCCCACGTTCCTGTCTGAGGTGATCGGTTCTGTCGCCGACAAGGTGACGCCGATCATGATCGCGCGGGATCGCTACTGCTGCATGCGGTAGCACAGGCGCAGGCGGGGCGGGAGAGACAACCCGTCCTGCCTGCGCAGCATGGCAACCATCACACATCGACAGAAGGAGGAGTCCATGTCGGACTCGAACGGCAAGACCGGCACGTACACGGGTCGCCTCAGCTTCCCGACGCTGACGGCCAAGGCAGCGTACGAGCTGTCGCTCAAGGGCAGCTACCCGTCCGCATCCGCGGACGTGTCGAGCCCGCACTTCCAGCTGCTGCTCACGCAGACGCAGCTGGAGAAGTTCCAGGCGCAGGCCTCGGAGTTCCTCGCCCAGTGCGAGGAGAACGAGAAGGCCGGCGCCAAGAAGGACGCGCTCACCTCGAAGGAGGTGGCGGACCTGGTGAAGGACATCACCGGGGATCTGTCCGACCAGCGGTTCAACACCCCGCTGAAGGCGGTGCACGACAAGACCCTCGAGCTGGCACCGGACACGGTGGCAACGATGAAGGTCATCGGCCCGAAGGGTGGTGACATCAAGGTCAAGGCGATCGCTCGCACGGAGGCGGAGATCGCACCGACCTCGGACCACATCTTCACCAAGCCCGTCATCCTCGACATCGAGGAGACGGTGCACGAGCTGTACCCCGGTTGCGTGGCCAAGGTCACGATCAACCTGTACAGCTACCGCAACGGGAAGAACCCCGGCTTCAGCGCCGGTGGTTCCATCGTGGTGTTCAGCGCGGACGACGACCGCTTCGGCGGTGGTGCGTCCATCGACGAGGACGAGATGTTCCTCGACGACTAGTACGGGTGGGGGCAGTCCGGAGGGGAAGCCGGCTGCCCCCACTCTCATTCTTGCTGGGCTGCAGGGTAATCCCGCGGCAGTACAGAGCCAGCGGACGGGATCCGAATACCTGCAGACGTGCAGGAGAAACGGCCTGTCGCGGCTGGCACTCACATTCACCGAAAAAATTTCGTGACCCAAGGAGGGTAAAGATGGAGACGTTCTCCGCAAGCAGGGCTGCACGCATCATGAGCTGCAGTGCAAGCGGTGACCTGGACAATGCGATCCCGCATTGGCAGGCACCGGTGGTTGATCCGGATGCCAACACGGCAGCAAGCCGTGGCACCCGGATGCACGAGGTGCTGGCCGAGGTGGAGGAACTGTCTCCTCGGGAGATGGCTGGCTTCGGCAAGGCCATCGAGTACATCGCAGAGGTGAGGTCGAGGCGTCGCTTCACCACGCTCATCGAGCGCAGCGAGATGGCGGACTGGCTGCCCGTGCCGGCCGGCACGACGGCAGACCTGGTGCTGTTCACGCAGGATGAGATCCACATCCTTGACTTCAAGTGGGGTCGCATCCCGGTTGAGGTGGTGGACAACAGGCAGCTGCTGTACTACGCAGCGACGTACGCCAAGTACGCACCGAAGGCAACCGAGGTGGTGCTGCACATCGTGCAGCCGAACGCTGACCTGTTCACGTCGTGGACGGTGGACACCCTGTCACTCGTGACGTTCATGGGTGACGCTGTCCATGCGCAGCAGGACCTGCTCGCTGGCAACCTGCTGTTCTCACCGGGTGATCACTGCCAGTTCTGCCCTGCGAATCCGCACAGTCGTGGAGCCAAGGGCTCACCGATGTGCCCGGCCATGATGCAGCTGCTGTACCCTGCGCCGTTCGATGAGGCGGAGCTGTTGAAGGACGACGCATGATCGCCCTCACAAGTGCAGAGTTCCTGGCGGTATGCGTCTGCTGCTCTGCATACGGCATCGCTGTTGGCACAGCCTTCGGCCTGTACCTAGGACGGAAGCGATGATCGGCCTGGACTTCGAGACGTACGGCAGCCGCGACCTCACCAAGGTGGGGTTGCGCAACTACACGGACGACTCGAACTTCCAGCCGTTGGTGGCTGTCGCGTGGACGGGCGCCAGCAACGAGGCCTTCGACTTCGTGAGTGACGGCATGTACCACACGACAGTGAGGCTGCGGTCGTACCTCGAGGACAACGCGGGCATGATCGCCGCGCACAATGCGGGGTTCGAGTGGCGGGTGCTGGATGCCATCGGCATCTACATCCCGGTGTCGAGGTTCATCGACACGGCAGTGGTCGCTGCCTACCACGGTGCAGGTCGCAGCCTCGAGGCTGCGGCCGCCCAGCTGGTAGGCCGGGACAAGTACGCAGGCGGCAAGGATCTGATCAAGACGTTCTGCATTCCTGGTGAGTACCAGGAGATGGCCCAGTCACAGGCGTTCAACCCGTTGATACGCACGGCACTGCAGGAGGAATGGAACGAGCTCATCTACTACTGCGCACTGGATGCGGAGCTGTCGTACCGGCTGGCCGGCATGTACCTGCCAAGGACGGAGCTCGACTACTCGCACCTCACCATCGCCATGAACAACACGGGCTGGCCCGTGGACATGGAGCTGGTGGGTGAGATGCAGTCACGCTACGAGGACAACGTGGCGCAGGTGAAGGCACGGATGATGCAGTCATTCGGCTCCACTGCTCCGAGCCTGGCGAGTACCACGCAGTTGAAGAAGTGGTGCGCAGCCAGGGGTGTGCGCTCGTCCTCGTTCGACGAGGACAGGGTGACCAGCATGCTGTCCATGCTGAGCACCCGGCTCGAGTCCCCTGCCCTGGCAGAGGACAAGCGTGCCGACTACCAGGAGGTGGTCGAGATGCTGACCTGCAAGCAGGAGATGGGTGGCTCCAGCCTGAAGAAGCTCGACGTGATCGAGCGTCAGGTGTCCGACACCGGCAGGCTGTACGACTCGTACCTGCACTTCGGTGCGCAGGCCACGGGGCGTACAACAGGCAGGGGTGTGCAGATGCAGAACCTGCCACGCCTGTTCGGTGAGGGTGACGATGTCACCGACATGGGTTCGTTCCCCTTCGAGTGGACGAACAGCAAGCTGGCGCGCAACCTGCGTCAGGTGTTCAAGGCCAGCCACCCGAAGGGTGAGCTGATCGTCGGTGACTTCTCCAGTGTGGAGAGTCGCGGCCTGGCGTGGCAGGCAGGCGAGGAGTGGAAGCTCGACGCCTACACGAAGGGACATGACCTGTACAAGGTGCTGGCCTCACGCATCTACGACACGCCGTACGACGACGTGTCGAAGGTGCAGCGGCAGGTCGGCAAGACCGGTGAGCTGTCATGCGGTTACGGTGCAGGCCCGGGTGCGGTGCATGCCTTCGCCAAGAACATGGGTGTGGACATGACCGAGACGGAGGCTGCGTCACTGGTCCGTGACTGGCGTGCCGCCAACCCGTGCATCATCGGGTGGTGGCAGCACCTGCAGGATGCGCTGCTGTCAGCCATCGTGATGGGTGACGCGCGCATCCCGAAGGGCTGGGGTTCGGTGTCGATCGTCAAGGTTCCCTCGCCTGTGTCCTTGCAGGACATGGGCGTGGGGTACTCGTTGAAGGTCACGCTCGATGCACCGGGCCTGATGTTCACACGCCACATCCATGGCGTGGAGCTGAAGGGCAGGAACATCACGTACTACAAGCCGAGCGAGCGGAAGACCGGTGACCTGTGGTCTGACCACTTCACCGATCCGAAGACGAAGCAGACCCGGCAGTTCACCATCTACGGTGGCAAGCTGGCGGGGCTGCTGACCCAGTCCCTGTGCAGGGAGATGTTCTTCCAGTCCCTGAAGGAACTGGATGAGCAGCTGAAGCTCGTGCCCAATGCGAAGCTCATCGGTCAGTTCCATGATGAGATCGTGGTGGAGTGGCAGCCGGGTCACCGCAGTCTGGATGATGTCCGCTCCATGATGGAGCTGGCCATGACGACGACGATGTTGACGGGGTTCCCGCTAGGTGCGGAGATCAAGTCCTCGCACCGGTACATCAAGTGACAAAGGGCCAGCCACCTGGGGTCGAAGCAGGTGGCTGGCCCTCAATCAGAAGGAGGATTGCATGACGAAAGTAGCACACGTCGTGGGCATAGACCCAGGGCTGGTGCACACCGGGTGCATCCGGATGGTGTTCCTGCTGGACAGGCAGATCATCCGGCTGATGCACGAGGTGGTCACTGGCCTGGACTCCGCTGCTGTCGCAGCGTGGGTGAAGGACTCCTATCCGCCGGCGCCTCATGTGTTCATCGAGGCGTACCGGCCGAGGCACAACCTGTCGCCTGACACCAGGATGGTGGCGGGCGTGGCGGAGCTGAAGCAGGCTCTGCCGGGTTCGATCGCACTGCCCAACACGGGTGTCACCCGTGTCGTGCCGACGCAGCTGATGGCCCTGCTCGGGGTGTGGGACTGGCCTCAGTCCACGCACCACCAGGACCTCAGATCGGCGGCGAGGATCGCCCTGCTGGGGATGATGAAGGATGCCACCCTGAACAGGGTGCTGTCCGCTACAGTGAGAGATCACCTCGCGGGTCGGACGTGGGAGGTGACACGCCCGTGACAATCCTGTTCGATCATCAAGCCCAGTTCGTCGACGACATCGTGGCCGATGCGTTTCCTCAGCGGGCCTGCGTGTTCTTCAAGACCGGCGCCGGCAAGTCACTGACCGCGGTCATGGGACTGCATGCGCTGGGCCATGACAGGGCGCTGGTCATCTCACCACCGTCCACCCATGCACAGTGGGTGGAGCTGGGTGAGAGGTACGGCATGACGCTCACGCTGATGAGCCATGCGAAGTTCCGCATGAAGGACACCAAGCTGTCGAAGACCATGCCGGTGGTGGCTGATGAGTTCCACCTGTTCGGTGGTCAGCAGGGATTGGGGTGGCGCAGGCTCGACACGCTGGCACGGCACCTTCAGGCGCCGCTGTTCATCATGTCGGCAACGCCGCAGTACAACGATGCCGAGAGATGCTACTGCGTGCAGCACATCCTCGACCCTGCGTCCTGCAAGGGTGGGTTCCTGCAGTTCCTGTACCAGAACTGCGTGACGGAGCAGAACCCGTTCAGCCAGACACCGACGGTGCTTGGCTTCACGAAGTTCCCGGATGCGGAGAGCTACCTCTCGTCGTTGCCGAGGGTTCACTACCTTGCCGATGACCTGGTGTACCAGATCGAGGACTGGTCGTACCCGGTGCTGCTTCATCACGCACTGGGTGACTACAGCTACAACGAGAGGGACGACAGGATGGTGGCGAGCATCATCGAGATGATGCACACCACCAGGCTGCACGGTCTGATCGCTCCGAGCGGGTTCCTCCGCGCGGATGTGTGGCAGCTGGTGCTGCAGGTGATGCAGTCCCGTGGTCGTGTGCTGGTGTTCGCCCAGCATTCGACGGTGATCGACGCGCTGGCTCACTCCATGACCTATGGTGCCATCGACTTCGACACCGTCACGGGTACGTCTACCACGACACGGAAGACGCAGGTGATCCGCGAGTTCATCGCGGGTAAGTTCCCGGTCCTGCTCGGTACCGCTGCCCTGGCAACAGGGACGGACGGGCTGGACCGGGTGTGCGACACGCTGCTGATCCTCGACGATACGGATGACGATGCACTGCGTCGTCAGCTGATCGGACGGATCATGCCGCGTGGCTTGTCTGTCGATGCCTCGATGAAGCGGGTCATCCGACTGGTACCCGCTGTCTCCTGATCGTCTGGGGAGGGAGTCGACACCTTGTCGACGAGATGAAGGAGGCAACGTGGCTACCAAGGAAGAGACCAAGGGTGCACTGCTCGAGAAGATGGGCGACCCTGCCCTCTCGGGTGATGTCTTCGATGAGCTCAGCAGGCGAGTCGAGCTCCTCACCGAGGAGTGAACGACAGGGTGGGAGTCCCTCGTAAGGACTCCCACCCTGTTCCAGCAACCACTAAGGAGGATACATGGCAACACTGAAGACCCCGAGTGCTCTGTCGATAGAGGCTGAGACTCTGGCCTCGAGCTTCGAGTACCTATTCCACAACGACACCATCTACGCACCCGTCGACTACATCGACGGTGACGTGGGCGTGATCCCGCCGAACGATCGCAAGTGCTGGGTGCCTGTCACGGAGAAGCTTCTCCGCGTCAAGGCGAGGGAGCAGTTCGACACCACGTTCCGGGACCACACGCAGTACCGGTCGTTCGAGTTCATGGTGATGCAGGAGTGCACCCCCATCGACGTCATCAAGCCGTGGCTGCTGGTGAAGACAGCGACAGGGCTGAAGGTCCTGCGCGAGGACGGCACCCTGCAGGAGCCGGACGGGACGTTCATCCCGAACGTGATCACGAAGACACTGAACGAGGACGCTGATGACAAGGCCGCACTGCTGGCCACCATCACGGACTGGGTCGGTGGTGACCCGGAGATCGTGACGTCCCTGCTGCGGCACCTGGCTACCACGCTGGCGCCGCACTGGTCAGCGGGCAAGTACGTGCTGCTGATCGGCAATGGTCGCAACGGCAAGTCGCTGCTGATGACCATGCTGCAGGACCTGTTCGGCGTGAACAACTGCTCGAGCGTGACTCGGCAGGAGATCAGCGATGCGGACAAGACCCTGTTCGACCTGAACAACAAGCTGCTGAACATCGTGTTCGATGGGCCGGCAGCGTTCCTGAAGGACTCGGGTCGGGAGAAGTCGCTGATCACCGGGGAACCGGTGGGGATCCGGAAGCTGTACACGAACACGCAGACCAGTGTCGTGACCAACGCCCTGTTCATCGAGGGCTTGAACCAGGAGCCCCGCTCCCGGGACAAGTCGTCTGCCCTGCAGGCGAGGCTGGTCCGGTTCGTGTTCCCGAACAAGTACCCGGATGACCAGGACTTCTGGAACCACATGCGTTCGGAGCGGATGCTCGGTGCGCTGCTGTCCCTGCTGCTGGACCACTACGTCCAGCGGTCAGAGGTGGCGGTGATGCTGGCTCCGACGCGCGCGTCGAAGCTGGCGCAGATCGAGCACACAGTGGACAACTCGGTAGCAGTCCAGTTCCTCATCCACCTGGATGAGGTGGAGATCCTGCCAGTCGAGGAGTACCTGCTGGGCATGGAGTTCAACGACCTGGCCCAGCAGTTCCAGTCGTGGCGCAAGAAGCTGGGTGATCCCACGGTGTGGGATGTCCAGTCGCTGCTGAACCTGTTCCGCCCTGTGCTCCACACGGAGCGCAAGTCGACGTGGGTCGGAGGCAGTACCCGCAAGAAGCGCGTCATCTCCGCCCTGACGGAGGATGCGCAGATCGTTGTCGATTCACTGAGAGAGGAGGATGCAGATGCCACAGCCGTGGTGGAGGACTGACGAGTACACGTTCGATGTCGCAGTCCCGAAGGAGATCGAGGACAACGCAGGACCGAAGGGCATCGCTGTCACTCGGGTCTGGCCGGATGGCACAACCGATCCCGGTTGGGGCATGCCGTCGTTCATGGAGAAGTACAGCAGGGGCAAGTACACGAGGTCCCTGCTCCCCATCCTGCAGGGATACGGGCAGGAGAAGTGGGCGTTCGCCTTCATCATGAGGTCGATGCGCCTGGTGTGCATCGACATCGACGGGAAGAACGGTGGCTTCACCGGGATCGGGAAGCTGGGCATGCTGCCCTACACGCTGTCCGAGACCAGCAAGTCCGGCAACGGATACCACCTGTTCTACACGGTGAGTGATGACGAGTGGGACGACAGCTTCGGCTTCGCCGCATTCTCCGATCGCATCGGGTTGCAACAGGGTGTCGACTTCCGAGCGACGGGTTGCGTGTACCACTACCCGTCGCAGAGATGGAACGACCGGCAGATCGTCGAGCTGCCGGAGCACATCAAGTCCATGTTGCGCGAGCGCAGCCAGAAGGCTGCCGCTCAGATCAGCAACATCATCAAGGTCCTCAGCAATGGGGACGAGGAGGAGGTACTGCTCATGCAGGATGCACTGGTCGAGGACCTGAAGAAGCCGATACCGGCGGGTCGTCGCAACAACACGCTGTTCGCCATCGGGAGCCAGCTGTTCCTGGCTGGCCGGCAGGACTGGGAGATCCTGATCCGGGATCGGGCGATGCAGCTCGGGCTCGCGTCGGACGAGACGGACAAGCTGGTGCGCAACATCAGCGCGTACGCCCCGTCGTCCACGGTCGCACCGTGAACCGGCCGGAGATCCTGGAGACGGCGAAGGGCTACGTGACCGCGGATCGCAACGCCACGCACGGTGACCCGGAGGACAACTTCCGGACCATCGCCGAGTACTGGGAGGCATACCTCCGGTCGAAGGGCATGGAGGACGTCGAGATCCGCACGTACGACGTAGCCGCGATGATGGTCCTGATGAAGGTGTCCCGGCTGGCAACCAGTCCGGGGCAGGAAGATCACTGGGTCGACATCGCCGGCTACGCCGCATGCGGCGGGGAGGTGGCGACCCGTGTCGCCGACCGAGGCTGAACGCCTCCGTGCTGCACTCCGGGTCCTGATCGACTCGGGTGACATCACGCCCATGGGGGCGCGGGTGATCGACAACATCATCGCCGAGGTGTCCTGGTGAGCGGGCGCGCGGAGTCGATGAGGCTGGTGAAGGAGCTGCAGCGGCAGGGCTTCGATGTCGTGCGGACCGGGTCGGGTCACTGGAAGGTGACCCGGTCCGGATACCACGGGTGCGTGATCATGTCGTTCTCGCCCCGGACGAGTGGCATGCACAAGACGAGGAAGCAGCTGCGGGAGCTGGGGTACCAGGAGTAGGAGATGGAGAGACAGTCGCATTCCCTCAGGGGAATGTGACTGTCTCTCTTTTTTTGTGTGTGGTTTACTTCGGCCATGAGCCTCCTCGACAAGTCGTACCTGACCGAAGCAGAAGAAGAGTTGAAGAAGAGATTCGAGAAGGGAAGGAACGACAGGGCGCGGATGCCGTCGACGGCATCCGCTGTGCAGCCGTCCGACCGCGTCGACCAGATCACGCTGCCGGATGAGGAGAGAGGGAAGATGCCCTTCACCAAGGACATGTTCCTGGTCAAGGAGAACCCCAACCTCGTGCAGTGGGAGCGGGAGACGCGCAAGTTCCTGCGCCGGCTGTCGCCCGATCACGAGCACCGCGTCTCCGCGGTGATGGTGTTCGAGTGGGCGACCGGGCTGGAGGTGAAGGAGCTGATGGAGACGACGCAGTCGTTCGAGTCCGGCCGGCAGAACTGGCGCACCGATCTGCGCAAGATCAACCGGATCCTCACGTACTACTTCGGCAAGCCGTACACGACGTGGATCATGGGCCGCAAGGTCGGCAAGGCGTACAAGGTGCTGAAGGGCTACTACATCACCCGGCACCGGCCGATGACCCTGACGCTGTACGCCGAGTACTCGGAGGGGGTGCTCAACCCGTGAGCGTCAAGGTTCTCGAGGACGGCACCCGTGTCTACTCGAACCGCACCACGTACACGCCGATCCCCCCGGAGCAGCGGAAGAAAATTTCGCGCAAGCCCGATGCTCCGGGGGCGTTCCGTTTCAATGCTGACTGGTTCATGCCGCTGCCGCTGATCCCCGAGGAGCAGCGGTCCCTGCCGGAGACGCGCCCCGACCGCAGGACCCTGCGGCTGGATCGCCGGCGCCTGCGCCGTCAGATGCGCAGCGAGTCGTCGGCCATCAGCTGATCGTCGACGGCCCCGCCCTCGATCCGCTGGAACAGCTGCTGGATGGAGCGGAGGTCCTTCGCCATGATGCACAGCAGGATCAGCGTGGCGGCCGTGACATCGAGAATGTCGTCGCTGCGGGAGTACACGGTCTGCACCGTGCCGAACCGCTGGTGCCACAGCCAGTGCAGCCGGGTGTCCAGGCTGGCCCGGTGCTCGTCGGGGATGCGGGTGCGATAGGTACGGACCGGGACGAGCTCAGTCATCTCCGTCTCCCACCTGGTGGACCGTGAGGTCGGTGAACTCCAGCGACACGGTGGCCCGTGTGGCGGGGTGCGTGCCCTGCCGGCGCTTGCCGACGAGGCGATCGAAGATCAGCTTGCGCGCGACGTTGGCCCGCGACTGCGACGGCTTGTCCACGAGGTCGGCACCGTTGGCGATGTCGAACAGGGTGCGGCACACCAGCTCGTGGGCGGGCACCTCGAGCAGCACGTCCGTGTTCACGGTCGGATTGTCGGCGACATGCTGCAGTGCCTGCCGGATGGAGACAACCTTCTTCAGCGCCATACCCCTGCCCAGTCCTCCTCGTAGTTGACGGACGCGCTGCCGGCATGCTCGTCGTAGAAGCTGGCCCCGAAGAAGTCCAGCTCCTTCGTCGACTGCACGGCGTAGCGCAGGGCGTCCATCATGTGGCTGTGACGGTCGTGAAGGGGCTGCTGCGTCCACTGCTGCAGCCGGGTCGAGTACTCGTACTTGTAGTTCTCCAGGCATTCGAGCAGCCACTGGCAGTTCGTCTCGTGGACGATGGTGTTGTACAGCTGCATCCGGGTCTGCTGGATGTCGGTGACCAGGCCGTAGTCACCCGACCTCGAGCCCGGCACCTTCCACACCTTGTTGCTCTTGGCGAGCACCGCGATGTGGGGGAACCGCTGGCGCATCATGTCGGCCGGCGTCGTGTTCACGGCCTTCTCGTGGTGGTCGCCGTCCCACGGCAGGATCATCTTGCCGATCCGGTTGAAGTAGTGCTTGGGCTGCAGCTCGTCAACGTACTCGGGCAGGGCCTTGCCGTGTCCCTCGCCGCAGTCGTAGATCCACAGCCGCCCGTTCACCCACTGGAACGTGATCCAGCTGGTGGCATCGGAGTGCAGGCCGGACGCGCCGATGTCGAAGACGACGTACACGGGCTGGCCCGGGTCGAGGTTGAAGTCGAGGACACGCCCGTCGTTGACGAGCTTCATGTACGCCTCGCCGTACACGGCGGCCGCGTCCATCTCCTCGAACGAGCAGTGGTACTCCTGCTCGAACATGCGCTCGTTCCCGAACCGGCGCATGTACGTGTCGCGGATCCGCTCGAGCTCCGGCTCCGTCAGGACGTCGGGCAGGCCCGCGTCGCGCATGATCTTGTTGACGTCGTCGATCCCCAGGACGACCGTCTTCGCCTCGGGGTTTCCTTCGAGCGACTGCATCAGCTGCCACAGCGGGTTGCGCCGCTTCCCTCGTGGCGTGCTGACGACCATGAGGCGCTTGTTCTCGGCGCGGTTCTCGAGGATGGGCATGATCCGGGGGATCGGGTCTTCGCGCGTGAACAGGGCGAGCTCGGTGATCGTGTAGTCCTGGAAGGACGTGCCAACACCGGCCTTGTCCTGGCCGGACTGGAAGTAGCCCTGAAGCTTCAGGCGGCTCCGGTTGGCGAACCGACCCTCCATCACGGTGTCCTTCCACTCCACCAGTTCGGCCGGGACGTTGTCCTTCAGGCCGAGGATGTACTGCTCGGTGAGCGGGTCGATGTACGTCTTGTCCCACAGGATGTCGCGGATCATCGGGTTGGACAGGGAGATGTACACGCCGGTGGTCTTCGGCGTGCGCAGCCGTGCCTCGCACTGCTCCATGGACGCGGCGACATCCTTGCCGGTCTGCCTCGGCAGCACCGCGATGGAGTAGCGATGCGTCCGGAACATCCGGTGCAGGGAGGCCTGGTACGGACGTGGCTGGTAGTGGACCGGGAACGTCGGCACCAGACCTCCTCTGCTACTTGGCCTTGGCCTTGGGCGCAGCCTTGGCCTCGGTCGCGGCCGCTGCCGCCTTGAAGGGGTAGTTCTTCGCCTTGCTGGCGAGGTCCCCGTTCACCACGAACGCCGGCACCGCCTTGACGGTCGCCGGTGGCGTGATGCTGACGGTGAGGGTCGTGGCGTCCACGAACGCGGGAGTGACGATGGCGCCGTCCCAGTTGACCTTGCTCGTGGCGGTGAAGTTCGAGCCGTGCAGGGTGATGACGACAGGGCCCGCCGCACCGGCGAGGATCCCCTGCGGGGTGAGACTCTCCAGTCCCGGCGTCAGGTCGGGCATCGTGCCCGTGGTCAGGTACCGGTACTGCTCGGCGGAGGACTCAGCGCCCTCCTTGTACTCGGCTCGCATGTCGGAGATCTCGTCGGCGAATGCCGCTGCCGTCTCCGCTGGCGTCTTGTGTCCCTGGACGGATGCTGCGAACAATGCTGCGTCGTGCGGCATGGTGTGCTCCTCAGATTTGGAGGTTGGGCAGTCCTATTGTGCCGAACAGGGTGGAGAAATCCTCCCTGTCACCACTGTTGCCTGCCTTCGAGGTGACGGCGGCCTGCGGCGGATCCGCTGCGGCAGGAGCCGGAGGCACAGCAGGAGCCGCCGCAGGGGCAGGGGTGGCCGGGGCCTTGGCCGCGGCGAGCTGGGTTCGCAGCTGGTCGATGATCGGCTGCACCGGGATGGAGTAGCCGACCAGCTTCTTGTCGTCGTCGTCACGAACCTCGTATGGCTTGGCCATGGTGGCGAAGGCGTCGGCCAGCTCCCGGTTGAACCCCGAGGTGCCGGGGATCAGGTCGGCGTTGTTCTTGAACAGGTCGATGCTGGCGTGGACGGTGTCGATGAACACCTTCGACGCCTCCATCTTGACCTCAGCCTTGGACCGGATCTCCTGCGCGAGCAGGGACCGGACGGCCTCCTGCCACTCCTTGGCATCCTCGGAGTTCTTCAGCGTCTCCATGCCGTCCTTGCCGATGGCCGGCACCTGGGTGCCGACGAGGAGCCGGGGATGCTTCTCGAGCGCCTCGAAGTAGTTGCCGTAGTCGGAGCGCGCCGCGTCGTAGGCCTCCTTCTGGTAGGCCTTGGTGACGTTCTCCTCGAACTTGGTGCTCAGCTCCCCGATCTGCGGGATGACAACGCTGGCGTCCGGTCCAGCAGGGGCTGGAGTTGCTGGCTCGCCGACGGCTGGAGGCTGCTCAGCACCTCCTGGAGCAGGTCCACCAGCAGGAGTCCCTGCTCCATCTGCTCCCGGTGCCACTGCTGGTGCAGGTGGTCCTGCCTCTGCAGGGCTGCCGCCAGGGGCGTCAGGGCTTCCAGGAGCCCCTGTCGCAGCAGGAGCAGCTGCTGGTGCCGGCGCTCCTGCTGGCGGCGCTGGAGTGCCCTCTGGGGCCGCCTCAGCCACCAGCGTGTCCATGAGAGCGCCGAACGCCAGGTCTCCCGAAGACGGGAGAGTGAGGCCCGGGCGATCGTCTGCGGGCTGCTCACTCACCGTCACCCTCCCGGCTGTCCTTGAAGGACTGCAGGGCGAGGGCGAGGGCATCCCTGTGCATGTCCGTGAACTCGAAGTTGATCTGGTCGAGCAGGGCTGTCAGGCCCATGTCGCCGAAGAACATCGAGTGGACCTCGGAGATGGCTGCGAGCTCGGCCCCTGCGTAGTCGCTCTCGCAGTTCCAGTCCAGCTCCCAGCCGAGGACGGCGATCTGCCACAGGGTCAGCACCGAGATGTAGCGGTCGGAGTTGTACTGGGCATCCTCCTCCGCCGTGGTCTGGTTCAGGGCCTCGTCGTCGGAGGCGATGATCTCGAGCAGGATGGTCTCGAGCTCGGCGATCTTGGCGAAGTAGCGGTCGCGGAACTCCGGCATGTCGGCGAACCGCATCTCCGCGTACTTCGCGCAGATCCGGCTGGCCCACTGGGGCGTGATGTGGGCCTCGGCCTCAACCTGTGCAGGCTCGAGGACCTTCGCCCACACCTCGAGGATGGTGTGGAACGACGGGGAGGCCTCGCCGAGATCGGCGACGGAGGTGTCCATGATGGACTGGTCGATGAGGGGCTGGTCGGTCACTTGAGTCTCCCGGTGAGCTGAAGGTGACGGTGCTCGTCCGCGATGGCGCGGACCACCGTTCGGACGTCGTAGCACAGGACGTTCTCGATGTAGATCCGCTTGACCTTCTCGGGCACCAGCTCGGGGCCGCCGTAGAAGGTCTCGACGTCCGACATGTCGAAGCCCTCTCGGCCGTCGTAGCAGTGGACCTTGAACGGGAAGCGAGGGTCCTTGTAGATGCCCACCTGATAGGAGGGCAGGGTGATCTTCACCTCGGCGGGGCGTCCGGCCCCGACACCGGCGACCTCGAAGGTCTCGACGTACTCCCCGTTCTGGACGCTCTTGACCTCCGTGCCGGTCTCGAGGTACTTCAGGACGCGGCGGCCGCGCGGCTTGGGATAGGCGGGCTTGCGCACCTCCTCCTGGATCCAGCGCCGGCCGTTCTCGTCCACGCGGATGATCTCGTCGGTGGCCTGCGTGTTGAGGCGCTGGCCCGGCAGCTCGGCGGGGTCCGGCAGGCGGAGCTCCGGCAGGGGCTCGTCCTCGATGTCGGGCGCGAGACTGGCGTCGATGTCGACCCCGGCTTCGACCAGGAGATCGGTGAGCTCCTTCACGGTGTAGTCCCGGAACTGCTTCTCCCGCGGACGGCCCGTCTCCTTGTAGAGGTTGTAGAGCTCAGCCTTGTGCTTGGAACTCATGGCACTCCTAGGTGGGTTACGGCTTTACTGTGCAGGACAGTAGCACGTACACCGTGCGCTGGGCGGCCTATGTGCGGTGCAGGTTCCTGGTCACCTAGTCACCCTGGTCACCACATTCCTTTCTTTTACGTACTCTCCTATACATACATATCTAAATAAAAAGAAAAAGGGTGACCAGGTGACCAGGGAAGGGTATTTCCCTTGGTAGCACAGGGTTTTCACCTGGTCACCCCTAGGTGACCAGGGGTGACCAGGGTGACTAGGTGCGGGAGTAGTCCGTGTACGACAGCGGGGTGCCGTTGGCCGAGTACATGTCCGGGCCGTCCGCGACGTTGCGGCCGTACTCGAAGGACTCCACGCTGCCGAACTCCGTGCCGACGTTGACCGACACCGGGGTGTACCGGTACTGCACGACAGCCACCAGCCCCGTGCCGTCCACGTCGGGCAGCGACTCCGCGTAGAACACCCACTCCATCAGGTCGCGCGCGACCCTCATCCTGTCGTGGATGCTCCACTCGTAGCCGCTGTCGAGGATCAGCCGCTCGTCGGCGAACTCCTTCGACGTGTCGACCATGAGGCCGTTCAGGTCCAGGCCGCGTATCCCGTACCGTGCCTTCCCGTTGAACGCGCCGAAGGTGACCTGCACCTGCTGCACGTGAGCCCAGCCGTCATGGGCACGGTTGGCGCCCTGCGTGTTCGTCTCGAACCGCCACGGGATGGAGCGGTCGAAGACCTCGTTCAGGTCGCCGACCCAGTCATCGCGGCGGTAGTCCGGGTCGAGGTAGTACAGGCCCTCGGGCCGAGTCACCCCGAGGTACGTGGTGCCGCCGATGTCGAACGGCCGCAGCGCGGCGGCCTGCACCAGGAGGCGGGACCAGTTCCCGTTCTCCGCGGCGATGTCCAGCACCCAGATCTCGTTCCCGCGGCAGCCCTCCTCGAGCGCTGCACCGCGGGGATTGTTGACGAGGAGGTACAGGCGGTTGTCCAGCTGGGCCGACATCATCCAGCCCCGCGACTGCAGTCCCTGCCACATGTTCGCGATCTTGTCGCTGAACGTCTTGTGGTTGATGTTGTAGTTCTGGGCGCTCGACTTCAGCAGCGCCATCATCGTCGGGCGGAACAGGGCGTTGTTCATCACCTCGACCGCGTACGGGGACAGCGTGCCGGGGGTGTTCGTGGTCTCCTCGAAGCCCATGATCGACGTCGTGCCGCTGCCCGACTGCACCGTCGCCGGCGCCATGTAGTGCGCCGAGGAGTACCCGTCCTCGCCCTGGCACAGGATGGTGATGGTGTCGACGGACTGCGGGTTCTGCCACAGCACGACCGCCACCGGCAGGTTCAGGTTCCCCGAGGTCAGCGTCTTCTCGCCACCGCCCGCCGCCGCCGAGAAGTTCGTGTACTCGCCGAACGAGTTCGACGACCACTTGATGGTGGCCAGCTTCGTCGGGTCGCCGACGAGGATCAGCCGATCCCCCGCCACCAGTCCGTTGCGGGACTGCGGCGGTGTCGAGTAGTTGACCCGTGTCACGCGCGACGGCAGCGGCTGGGACACGAAGCCGACGCGACGCGACGGCGTCAGGTAGATCAGGCCGCCCTCGAGGTACGGCAGCGAGTCCGTCAGCTCGGTGTTCAGCATGTCCCGGGTGACCATCCGGTCGCCGACAGGCGGGACGGGCTCCTGGTCCGACCAGGAGAGGGCGTACAGGTGCCACTTCACGGCACCCTCCGCGAGCGCCTGCTCGTACACGGCCTGCGGGAGGCGCACCACCAGCTGGTCAGCGCACAGCTCGGCCACGTCCGTGGGCGTGCCGGACGGCTCACTGGCCGCGTTCGCCGTCTCCCACCGCCAGTTCGCCCAATCGCGGGACACCCGCACCTCGGTCACCTTCGACGGTGCAGACTCCCCGACCTCGTTCTCGAACGTGTAGAACACTCCGATCTTGTACGGGTTCTTGTCCGCGCCACCCGTGGCCATCAGGGTGTTCTCCGTCGGGGTCGCCGGCCACGGCATCGACGCCCCCGGCATGATCCGCTGCTGGCTGGGGGAGGCGTGCGGGGCGGAGCGGTCCAGCCAGGTGTTCGCCGTGATCTCCGTCGGCACGGTCTCGCCGTCGAAGTAGGTGCCGGCCGTCGACGTGTTCGACTCCAGCATTCCGGCGTCCGCGAGCACGGCCTCGCCATGGCCGAGGGACGCCACCTTGATGCGGAGCTCGGAGGCCACGACACCGGCGGGCACCAGCGTGGTGGTCGCGGCCGCCCGCTCCCACGTGTCGGGGGTGAGGGTGAGCGCATGGCTGAGCGTGTCGGCGAGGCCGTCAACCCTGTCGTACAGTCGCACGTCCACCGAGCAGTACTTGGCGGCGGAGGAGCGCAGCGACATCGAGCCGGCCAGTGCACGCTGCGGGATCGACACGCGCGCGCTGCGGACCTCCACGTCCCGCGGCGGGTGGAACACCGACGCCGACTGGTTCACGGTGCCGGTCCAGAAGAAGTTGGCGCCCGAGCCACCGTGGAAGGCGGTGGTGTCCTCGCCGTCCGGGCACAGCACGACATCCTTGACACGGATGTAGGTGACGGCCTTCTGCAGGGCGGTGCCGCCGATCCATGCGCGGATCGTGACGGTGCCGTCCGGTGCCGGGACAGCAGGGCTGGCCCACCGGCCGTCGTCCTTCGGCAGCTCGAAGACGACATCGTTGCCGATCTTCGCGCCGTTCACGGAGTGGAACGACAGCCGCGCCTGCCCGACGACATCGGCGCCGAGGGTGTAGTCGAACGCGAGGCGGTACTTCTCCCGCGGGGTCACGTCGAACCAGGCCTTCGAGGAATACGCCAGGAACGGGCCCTCGCTCTTGATGTTGTCGTAGATGCGCAGGTAGCCGTGGTCGACGACAGCTCGCGTCTCATGGCCGGCCTGCTCGAGCGGGTACCAGCCTTCGATCAGGGAGTTCTCCGGCAGCGAGGCGAGGTCCTGTAGCGGGTACGTGATCATGTTGGTGCGCATCGGGCGGGACTCGATCCGCAGCGATCGCTCGCCGGACACCTTCTCGGCCTTCTCGATCGCCAGCCGGGTCCCCTCCAGCGGGGTCCAGGCGTAGGTGCCGATCTCGAACGACGGGTTCAGCAGCTCATTGGTGCGGATGGTGGTGGTCTGCGCCGAGACCCAGCCGCCGTCGGGGTGGATGACGGACAGCTTATCGGCGTCCGTCCAGTCCGGCACCGACACGTTCGACATGCGCTTGACGACCTTCTCCAGTCCCACGAAGAACACCCGGACGTCCTCGCCCGCGTCGGACATGGCGATGATCCGGTTGTTGATCTGCAGGTACTCCACATGGGTGGTGGCCTTGGAGAAGTTCATGACGGACTCGCCCTGCGGGATCTCGAAGTCGATCTCCGGATCCGTCAGCCGGTACACCGCGGTGAACGGGTTCGTCATCAGGATCGCGCGGAAGCCGACCGTCTCGTCCTCCTCGCGCACCGCGAACAGCAGCGCCTTCTCGCCCGACAGGGTGTAGAACGGCTCCTGCCCGCCGACCAGGGGACGGTCGAAGCCCTCGCCCGGGTAGTTGTCGTCGGACGGATCCATGTCGGGGGAGATCTTGTACGACAGGTACCGCAGTCCGGGGCGCGTGGCGAGCGCGCCGTTGCGGTTCACCATCACGTTCTCCATGACGCGCAGGGACGTGGGCTCCGACTGGCCGGGAGGGTAGGCGGTGGACCAGCCGGTGAACCCGCGCAGGTACGCGCGCGACAGCGGCCGGTCGATCGGGATCGGGATCGTCTGCTTGCCTGGAGGCATCAGACGTCCCAGGCGTGCGGGTGCAGGTGGGTGCGGGCGAACTCTTCGCGCACACTCGACTGGATCGGGACGATGATCTCGTTCAGGTAGGCGGAGTCGGTGTGGTCGGTGTCCCGCTCGATCAGCTGGTACATGAGGTTCTTGTAGCCCTGCTCCAGTGTCTGCGCGCGGGGCTGCATCACCGGGTCGGCCTGCGCGTACAGGTACGCGGCACGGGCGATCACCAGGTCGGGGAAGTCGAAGTCGATCAGCTGGGCGCGGATGTCGTCGTCGACATCCTCCCCGGTCGGCGGCAGCCGGAAGATCAGCGGCTCCCGCATCACGGGGACGATGACGTGCAGGCCCGCCTCATCGGTGAACAGGGGGCGGGAGAACATCACCGTCTTGCGGACGATCGCGCACCACAGCCCCTTGCGGCTGGCGTACTTGTGGAGGCTGTCGCGGGGCAGGATGTACGCCCACTTCACCGGCCGGCCCGTGTCGTCGACGAGCCGGACGGAGTCGTCGTCGAGGATGCGAACCCGGTTCTGGGAGTCGACGAGGAACTCCTGCTCCCCACCGACGATGGTGCCCACGTCCTGCGTCGTCGAGTAGTAGGACCAGTCCTGGTCGAGCGCGTTGTACCGCAGCGCCCGGTTCAGCTGCCGGGTGATGGCCCGGTACCGGTCGTACTGCGGCTCGTAGGTGATGTCGAGGCCGGTGAGCAGGCCCAGGACTTCCGCGACGGCATCGTCCAGCGTCATCCGGACCTCGGTGCTCATCTCGCTCATGCCGCCCACTTCCTCAATGTCGCGCCCTGTGCCCTGCGCACGCCCTCCATGACGGGGGCAGAGGCGAGGTTCGTGTTCTCCTGCCGGCGCTCCTGCAGGGCGGTGCCCTGCCAGCCCTCGATCCAGTCGGGCAGGGGCTGCTGCACGTAGGACTTGCCGAGCTCGTTGGAGGATGCGGCGAACGCCTTCTTCATGCCCGTGCGTGCGGTGGCCAGCCGGGGCTTCGTCCCCTTCAGGCCAAGCTCCTTCGCCTGCGCGAGGTACTCGGCCTGCTTGCCGTACGTGTTGCCGAGCTCGGTCAGGGCGCTCGCCCGCTGGTTGTAGAAGCCCTGCCAGGCGGCTTCCTTCTGGCCCTCGTTCGTCATGTGGGCGTTCGCCATCGCCGTCTTCGTGTCGATGTTCAGGTCGTTGATCCCCTGGTTCACGGACTGCATCGTGTCGTAGTAGGCACGGTTGGCGTCGGAGGCGTTGGCGTGCCAGTTGCGCGCGTTCATCAGCATGGTGCGCAGGGCGTCCGTCTCGCCCGCGCCCTGCTCGAGGATCGCGGTCATCGAGTCGGCGCGCTCGCGGACGAGGTTGCGGAAGCCCTTCTGCAGCTCGTCGCCGGTCGCCTTCTCCGCATCGGAGACAGCGCTCAGGTACTGCGCCCCGCGCAGCCCGGCGTCCTCCTTCATCTGGTCCAGCTGCTGGCCCAGCATCAGGTTGAGGTCGCCGATGTTCTGCCGGCGTGCCGAGGCGAACGAGTTGCGGATCGCGTCCCGCAGGGAGCGGATCTGGAACTGCAGGTCGGTGGACGCCTGCCCGTACCGCCTCGCGGTCTTCAGGTTGGCGGCCTTCTGCTTGGCGTCGGCGCGGCCCTCGGCCGCCAGCTGCGCCGCCTTCGCGTCAGCGTTCAGCTTCGCCTGCTGCTCCTCGACGGTGAGCGGCTTCGGCTGCACCACCGTCGGCGTGTTGGTCGTCTTCGCCGGTGTCGGCGAGCCGACCGGGCGGATGGGGTAGTTGTCAGCGGGGACAGCCATGGCCGTGTCTCACTTCCATCCGAGGAACGCGCGCAGAGCCTCGGCATCCTTGGAGCCCGAGTACTGGATGTCGCGCTTGGTCCGGTCGTTGATGTACTGCCACAGCAGCTGCTGCGTCTCCGGTCGCCACCCGCGCTCACCGAAGTCGGCGAGGAC